CGGTAGACGAATTACGCCACCTCGATCAGCTTTGTGTCCGGGAGGCAATACGGATAGCGCAGAAGCGGGACATCGGCGACGGTTTGTGGAGTTTCAGCCGCCGACGTAGCGAGGACAGTGTATCTCCGGTACTCGGGATCGCATTAGCGCTGCATGGGCTAGCCGTGTACGGAGCGCGAGCTTACGATGTGCTGGAGTCAATGTGCTGATAGTCGTCAGCATAGCTATCCATAAGACTCTTTATTGCACCTCGGACTCGATCACTAGGGAGTAGTGCATTATCTTTCATGTCTTCACAACTCTCAAGATGCTCAGCTAATACTTCAGCGATAGCAATAAGTGCTACTCGATCTTGCCATTTCATAAGAAAACTCCTGATTGTGGATATAGCGGTACTGGTTTGGTGGGGTCTAGTTACGCTGGCCTATGAGCTGATGAGTCTGACGACACCGAATTACCCTGATCATCGTTGATATACATTTCAAGGTAAGTAGGCACTTCAGTACTGGGCTGGCGAATATAGAAACAGCCAGGAGTATTGCACGACCCTTTTACATGATGTATGCATGCTTCACATACCTGAATCTTTAGTGTTTTAAGTATATGAGTAGGCTCCTGCTCTGTGCGGCTGATACATGAGATCGTGATCCTGGCGCTGGAGGTGCTGGGCATCCTGTTGGTGGCAGCTGGGTTGGGCTTCCTGGCGGCTGTCTGGGTTGGCTGGGCTGGGCTGGCGGTGACTGGCGTCGTGCTGCTGGGTGCTGCCGCGTTCGTCGCCCGACGCCAGCGCGAGATGACATCACCTCCTGCTGGGAAATAACCACAGCAGTAAATAACCTAGAGTTAGTGAGCTGATGGGCGAAACTAAAATAAGCATCAGCATAAATTGAAACCAAGTCATAGCGCATATGCTATCACATACTGCACTACTACGCAAGCAAGCCGGTATGCTAACGGCACAGATGTCCATCGGCTGGAGACAGAGCTAGAGCGGTTGCAGATCTTGTCAGCGGCACTCGCTTGGCTGTGGCTGTTCTATGAGCAGAACACGAGCATGCGGTGAGCTTGCTTTTCCGCACAGCTAACATTCAGGGCCTGTATTGGGACGAGTTTCCTGGTGGCACCGCGAGATAACATCACCTCCTGTTAAGGAGCAGGCATGGCCATTTTAGTTGTGATTGACTGTGGTTCGATTGGCGCACAATCCTCGCATAATACTCCTATTGGGCTATTATCTACGCGTGTTAACCATAGTGGTTTCCATCGTAAACCGCTACATTCAGGATAGTCATCATCCTCGACTAGTACGTAACCAACACTATTAGTGCAAGCACCACAGTCACTATTATCTAAATTATTACAGATTGTGATAAGAGCATCTTTAAATGCTTTAGGAATATTTGTATACTCTAAGATGAAGCATTCCTCATAGTCTAATGGCGCTATTTCAACAGCTATAAATTCGATGTGTCTAATTCGGCTCATGAGTTAGATACTACCACAGACTGTATTGTCACGCAAGCAAGGGAGCCCGCATGCCGTGCTCCGAAGATCAAACTGTGCTGTGCGCTAGCTGTGAGAATGTTCAACGGCTGGAGATGGAACTAGACCGGCTGCGGATACTGTCGGCAGCGCTTGCCTGGCCATGGCCATTCTATGAGCAGAACACGAGCACTCAGTGAGCTTGCTCTTCCGTACAGCCAACATTCAGGGTCCGTATTGGGGCGAGTTCCCTGGCGGCACTGCGGGTGATGTGATACCGAACCGGCAGAGCATGCAGCTTATGCCGGGTCATATGATCAATAATGAGTCGGCGCTACGGCATTCGGCAGTGTGGGCTTGTTTGCGGCTGAGAGCAAATTTAATCTCCACGTTCCCGATAGACTGTTACCGCAAAGGACAGTACGGCATTGCTGATGTCGAAGTGAGCAAGCCGCCTATTCTGATTAACCCTGGTGGTGATGCAGTCGATTATATGGAGTGGATTTACAGCACTCAGTTCGACCTTGACCGTGCTGGCAATAGCATCGGTGTCATTGTCGAACGAAACGGTTTCGGGCTCCCCTCGGTGATTGAGCTAGTGCCGCTCGCGTGGGTAAGTGTGAACATCGTAGATAATCAGTTAATCGAGTATTTCATTCGTGGCAAGCCGTACGCACCGAGACAGATCTGGCATGAGAAGCAATACACAGTAGCTGGCTTCCATTTAGGTTTGAGTCCGATTATGTATGCGGCGTGGTGTATCTCGGAGCATCTGAGTATTCAGGATTTTGCGATTTCTTGGTTTACTAGCGGCGGGATTCCGCGGGGGCATTTGCAGAACACCGCGCTGCCGACACCGACTCGTGAGCAGATGACGAGTGTCAAATCGTTGGTGAAAGAGTCCGTCCAGTCTGGCGATGTATTGGTGACCGGTAAAGACTGGGAATACAATATGGTGCAAGCTGAGCAGACAGGCAATGAGTGGATAGAGGCTCGCAAGCTTGGGCCAACTGATATATCTCGGTTCTTCGACTGCCCTGCTGACTTAATTGACGCTGGCATCTCGGGTGAGTCAATTACTTATGCGAACATCACTCAGCGGAACCTCCAGTTCCTTATTCTGAGTCTAGGTCCGTCAATCGTCCGTCGTGAGAACAGTCTCAACAAACTGCTGCCAGAGCGTCAGTTCTGCAAGCTGAACACCAAAGCACTGTTACGGATGGACCCGCTGACGCAAGCACAGATCATCAACCTTCAGATAGCCGGCCGGGTGTTGACGCCGGCTGAAGGGCGCCTGTTGGATGACCGACCACCGCTGACCGAGACACAGATCAAGGAGTTTGACCGGCTCTGGCCACCGAAACCCGCGACCCCTGGCTTGCCGACCGGCCAGCCGCCTCAGGCGCCTCTTTAGCACAAGGATAATGAGGTTCGCCAGCTTGCTCATGCCATGGCCCAGGGTAGTTACGTGCTCCTTCAATTGCTTGGCAGTTACACCACGATTCAGATTCAGTCATAACTTAGACACTACCACAGACTGCACTGTCAACGCAAGGGAGATCTTTCATGACTGTCAATCGCGCACGGACCGGCACGTTCCGGCCTGCTGCTGCAACACCACCGGCAACTCGGCAAAACGTGACACCGACAACCACGCGACAGGCTGGTGGTGCTCGTTTCAATGAGTTCACTCGCGCCAAGTCACTGATCCGTGAAGACGACAAAAGTAAATCGAACAGTAAAGAGTCACTGTTTAATCGAGACGATACAACTGGGCCGCCGGATGATGAGAAGGACGACGACAAGAAAGCGGCAGATGATGCCGTGACGAACGCTCAGCGTGACGCTGGCGATGCAGGCAATTTCAAGCCATTGCATGGTGATCTGACGCCGGATGAAGAGGACTCGAACGCGAACGCCACGACACCCGCGGACAATGATACTGGAGTGCCGAGCACCCCTAGCGGTGTGAAAGCCCCGAGTAATGCTTAGTTCGTAGGTTCAATGTAAGCATATAGCGCTGCATCAACAGCTAGTTTGATTGCTTTTTCTGTGTTTATAGGCTGCATGCTTTTGATGTCGGCTAGGATGCTGTCTCGGTATGCGTCCATGGCAGTGGCATAACAATCGGGGCTTACGTTTAGATCGATATTAGGCATGGATAAGACCCTACCACAGACTGCACTGTCACGCAAGGGAGTTCGTGTGATTGATCTTGAGGTGACGCGAGTTGGCGCGGCATGGGCACGCCGTGACGCCATCTTAAGTTGATATCGGAGTGCTGAGTACTCCTAGTGGTGTGAAAGCCCCGAGTAATGCTTAATTACGGCGCTCGCGCCACCATCGGATAATTTTTCCTTCTTTGTGCCATCCACAAAATCCTGGTGAATAAGAAGATGTCGCACCTTCTGACACCCATGTCTGTTTACAGTCACATTCCCATATAGTTCCTTTAGGAAACTGATATGGATCAGGTGGAACACCATAGTGATGGCCTATAAGAGTCTTGTCGGCGCATGGTACCCACTCCCAGCCAGGATTGCAGTGATGGTATTTAATTCCTAGTTTAATAATTTTGCTCATGCTTAATAGAGTACCGGAGTGTAGATGATTGATCTTGAGGTGACGCGGGCTGGTGCGGCACGGGCACGCCGTGATGCCATCTTGGGTGACGCCGACAACAGCCCGGCCGGTATCCGTCGTGCGCTGGCGATGCCACCGCTGGATGTAGGGACAGCACGGACACTGGCGTTTCCTGCCACGCTGTCAGCTGGTCTGCATCGCCGTGACTGCTCTGACACCGCGTGTGAGTGTGCCAGGGCACCGCAAGACGACGGTGACAGTCTGTGGCATCGGCTTTCTGGTGTGGCTTCAGTAGTGGAGACGCCGTATGAGATGTGGGACATGTTTGGTCCTTACGTCGAAAAGGTCTCGTCACGTGCATTTGAGACATCACTGTCGCGACAACCTGATGTTGCATTCCTGGTCAATCACAAGGGCCTGACCATGGCTCGGACTACTAATGACACATTGAAACTCAATTCAAGTCCCGATGGTTTGTCAACACAAGCATGGCTCAACCCGTTGCGCACTGACGTTTCCGATCTCATGGTGGCAATCAAAGATGGCTGTGTCGATCAGATGAGTTTCGCCGCAGTATTGCAGGAAGGTGAATGGGATGACGAGTACACTACTTTCACCATGCTTGAGCTTGACCTACATTGCGGGGATGTCTCTGCGGTCAATTACGGGGCTAATCCACACACCTCTATTTCCGCGCGAGCACATCGACTGCTTAACGAGGTTGACCGACTCCCAGCGGGAGCCGCACGAGCGGCATTAACTCAGCTTCAGGCACGGTTCGACATCAAGCCGAAGGCTGAGTCGAATGGCCGGTCGATTAGTCTCGTGCGTAGCGCATTACTCGCTGACGAAGGTTAGCTGCGCC